TAAATATAGTGAATACTATTACAATATATTTGAAACTATACTTAATGGTCCTATTACTGAAAAGAAACAAAAACATTTTCAACATATTAAGTTAGACAACATAGATGATCTAGCACATACACTACAAAAATTTACAATAGATAAAATAAAAGAATATGTATATCCATTAAAGACTTGTGATAACTTATGTATTGCAGGTGGTGTTGCTTACAATGGTTATATGAATGAAGAATTTACAAAACATTATGAGAATGTATTTGTACCACCTGCTGTAGGTGATGAAGGTCAAGCAGTAGGTACATATATGCATGCCGATTGTGTCATCAATAACAATATACATAAATCAGAAACATTTGCTGGTATAGAATACGATACTTTAGAAGACGTGTGGCCTTACAAATACGAAAAGGCTGACTATAAAAAAATTGCACAAGAAATTGCTGATGGTAAGATAGTCGGGTGGTTTCAAGGCAAATCAGAAAGTGGTAATCGTGCTTTAGGTAATAGATCAATACTTGCAGACCCACGTAATCCTGATATAAAAGATATTATCAATCATACAATAAAGATGAGAGAAGACTTTAGACCATTTGCACCTGCTGTATTAGAAGAACATTACAAAGAATATTTTGATACAAGATTACCTAGTCCTTATATGAGTAGAATATGTAAAGTTAAATCAGACAAAGTGCCAGGTATTACTCACGTTGATAATACAGCAAGAATACAAACGGTCAATAAAAAATTTAATGAAAAGTTTTACAATATCATCAATGAGTTTTATAAGATAACAGGCATACCAATGTTATTGAATACCAGTTTTAATTGTAGAGAACCTATAGTAGAGAGTCCTAAAGAGGCGATAAATACCTTTAAGAGAACAGAATTAGATATGTTAGTAATTAATGATAAGGTGATATGTAAATGAATTATTTTGATATATTAGAAAATAAAAGAAAGCATGTCTTTAGATATACTGATAGAATACCAGATAAAGAGATTATAGAGGAATGTTTGTATAAGGCATGGAAAACAACACCATCTAAAAATCAGGCAATGCCCTATAAAGTTTATGTATGGGGTCCTGATCATAAAGAAGAAAAGGCAAAGATACATAAACTTGTACATAGAAGACACCATGAAGTTGAATTACAAGCTGTAAAAGATGGCAAACAAAAATCAACACAACAAGGTATAGAAAATCCTTATTACGAGCATGTAAAATATAATCCATATCTATTTACTATTCATATGCGAAATTCAAAACCCAATAAGTTTTATCAGAGTCAAATTAAAAAAGGTCATTGGTTTGATCAAGGTGATCCGACAAGAATAAGTTTAAACATAGACATAACTGCTGTTGAGGTAGGATTGTTTGCACAAAATTTAACATACTATCTTTTAGAAAAAGGATTAGATATATCTTATAATTCTACATTTACCAGAGATATTCGTAGATGGAATAAGATGGAATTAAATACCGAACACAAGCCTGTCACAATGATCAGTTGTGGCTATGCAAAAACGTATAGGTATGAAGTTTTAAAAAAAGAAGGTAAGCTTGATTGGGATAAAAAACCTGAACTAGAGGATATAATACAATGGCAATAGATACTGAAGATGATATAAAACATATGTTCTATGATTGGGATGGTGAAAGAAAAACCATGCTTGACATACAAAAATGTCAAAGAAATTGGGACCATGACAAATGGTTTGAAATTGAAGAAGAATTAAGAACTCAAATGATTAATGAATTATTATGGGTGGCCACAAATGCACCATCAAAACAACATGAAGGATATTATGATGTTTACTATACGGCAGATAGAAAAGTAATTGAAGAAATATCAAGGTATACTTGGGGATATACACATAGTAGAAATCCTCCTGCTACATGGAGAAACTCACAAGCAAATGCTAGTTTATATATTTTATTTGTTGCAAAAGAACCTAATAGTCAGCTGAATTGCAATGCTGACGGAACTTTAAAACCTAACACAGATCCAAATAGATGGCAAAATGCTTATTGTAGTATAGGTATTGCAATTGGTTTAACAATGAGAGCAGCTGCTAAAATGGGTTTTGATACAGGATGTAATAAAAGTCATAATGATTTAAATGGTGATGATTACTGGCCAAAAAAGTTAGGTATCATGGAAGAAGTTGCAAACGGCACAAAAGAAATATGTTATGGTTTAGGTGTGGGTTATGGTAAAGAGGGTGTTGAAAGATATATTTCAGATGAAACTGAAATTATGATTGGTGCTGGTAATGGTAGTAAGATTACATTAACAGGCCAAGAAAGACATCCTAGAACTGATAAGAGAATGAGAAAGGCTAAGATTGTTAGTTTAACAGAATATGGTGGTAAAAAAGTACAAGACCCTTATGGTAATTGGCATGACATTCCTAAAAAAGCAGAATTTAAAATTAACTCATTTAGAGATAGAGAGATAAAGATTATAAAAATATGAGTAATACATTTAAATTATTAGAAGATAGACACCACGTTGTTCATTATAAAGAAGAAGTGCCGCCAAAAGAAGTAGTTGATAAGGCATTATGGGAAGCTTGGAAAACATCTCCGTCAAAAAATAATGCTATGCCTTGGAAAGTTTTTGTTATGGGGCCTGAACATAAAGAAGAAAAAATTAAAGTTTGGTATATGGTTAGAGGCAATCACGTTGATAGAGAAATATTAGCTGTAAAAGAAGGTGAAGCAACTAAAACAGAAGGTGGTTGGGAAGGACAACCTAATCCTTTTTATGAACATATTAAGTCAGCCCCATATCTTTTTGCTATTCACGCTAAACCTAGACAACCTAATCCTTTCTATCAACAACAAGTTAATGAAGGAATGTATTTTGACCAGGCTTGGGAAAGTCAGATTGACAAATTTATTGATACATCTGCTGTTGAGGTAGGTATGTTTATTCAAAATTTATCTAGTTATCTTTTAGAAAAAGATATAGATGTTTCTTATACATCTTGTTTTTATAGAGATATAAAAAAATGGCACGATATAGGACTAAATTATGCTGAATATAGACCAATCATATTAATGACTTGTGGATATGCTAAATACTATAGAAAAGATTCAATTGGAATCCCACTAATTGAACAAGATAAAAAACCTGAAATGGAGGAAATTGTAAAATGGATATAGAAAAATTAAATAAAGTAATTGATCAAGTAATCACTCCTGAAATGGATGAGATTATACAAAAACAAGAATTGATAGGTATGAGAATAAGTGCAGGTATTGACTCTGCATTTATGACTTATCTTATGATGAGTAGATACCCTAATAAAAAATTATTACCTGTTACAATGTTTAATAAGCAAAGACCTGCAGCTATGGACGCAGCATTAAATGTTGAAAGTAAGTTAAGAGAACTATTACCTAATAGCACATTGTTAGAAGCTGAAGTAGCATTTTTTGATACATCTGGTTGGAAAAAAACTAAAGAGATGGTAGAAGAATTTGAAAAAAGCGCAAAAAAACAAAACCCTAAAGATGGTTCAGTTCCAAAAAAATATAACCCTAAAGATGTATTTCAACAAGAATATTACGAAGGTTTATATAAAAAATATCCTGAACTAAATGTATATATGTCAGGTGAAACTCTAAACCCACCTATAGAAGAACAACCTAATATAATTACAGATAGTTTTAGTGGTTTTCCTAATGATAGAAACGTCAAAAGGAATCTCGTATCAAAAAGAGAAAAGAAAATGATTGACGGAAAACTTTTTTATTATGATACTTCCAAATATGAGATAAGACCATTTCGTAATATGAATAAAAAAGAAGTTGCAGGTTTAGTAAAAGAACTTGGTTTAGACAAAACTTTATTTCCTGTAACTGAAACTTGCGAAACAGAAATCTTTGTGTATCCAAATATGACTAGAGATTTTAATATGTCTTATACAAACCCTGGTGCAGAACCTTGTAAAAGATGTTGGCCTTGTAGAGAAAAATATTGGGCATACGGTTTGTATGACTTTAATAATATAGAAACGGTTGATGAATATAAGTTATAATGATTGATCTACAACTCTTTAAAAACATAATCAAAGAAGGCAGACACAATACCGATCTGTTAGACTCGTATAGTCCTAATCAGTTTAAATCAAAACAGAAATTAGAAGATATGATACATAATTACGTTGATATTAATTCTGAAACTGAAATAGTAATATGTGGTGGGTGGTATGGCAGTATATTAATACCAATGTTTAAAGAAGTTAAACAGATTACTTTACTTGATATAGACGAACAAGTAAATACGATTGGTAAAAGAATATTTGCACATTACAAAAATGTAGAATTTAGAACTGAAGACGTTTTTGGATGTAACAAATTAAAACAATATAGACGTGCTAATCTGTTTATAAACACGTCTTGTGAGCATATGGCGCCTATGAAAGAATGGCCTTTATGGGAATGGATATTAAGAAAAAACAATCCATACTTTGCATTTACTTCAAACAATATGTTTGATATAGAAGGTCATATTAATTGTGTTAATAATATAGAAGAATTTAAAAAACAATTACCTGATACATCAAAAGTTTTAACTGAAAATGAAGTTACAGACGAAAGAGGTAGTAGATATTTGTTAGTAGGTAAAATATGAAAAGAGTAATATATAGTTTTTACATTGATATACCAAAAGATGAACTTGATATATTTGATAAGAATATATTAATACCAAATAAATCTGTGCCTATAAATTACGTCACAAAGGATGCCTTTAAAGAAAACTATACAAAGTTAGTAGCATGTAAAAAATGGTATGCAAAACAATTGGGCGTAGATTTTAAAATGTTTGAGTATGATATAGATTTTATCTTATACAAAGAAAATATGCAAAGAAAATATCCATATATTACAGCATACAATGTAGTAAATTTTTATAAGATACATTTGTTTTATGAACTTGCCAAAGTATATGATGAAATACTTTATTTAGATTTTGATGTAGTACCTATGCATGCTGATAACTTCTTTGAGGCATGGGACTTATCAAAAGGTATTGCAATACAACACAATACACACAAAGTTATTCCTATGGATGCTGTGACTGAACGATCACAAACTATTCGTAGTCCGACAGCAAAGTATTATAACGCTCAAGCAATGTTATTAGATAGAGAATTAAATCCTAAACATAATGTAGTTAATACAGGTATTGTTGGTGCAAGTAAAGAATACATACAAAAACTAAAATACTTTGATAACTTTGACTCTGATATGGCAGAAATGAGCAGACTAACTAAAGGCCATGATATGTATCCTAAAAAGATTACAGACTTTTTTGGTTGGGATAATGAAACATTATTTGCAGTTAAGATAGCAGAAAATGATGTACCAATACAATGGTTAAATCAGAAATGGCATTACTTCTTTTCTGATCAAGGTTTTGTACCTAAATCAGTTGTACTATGTCATGCTATCAATAAAAAATTTGACGTTGTTTGGAGAGCATATAACAATGCTTAAAATATGTACGGTATATTTTGAGGGTCTATATCACCCTAATGCAGTTTCAAAATTATACAGATCATTAAAAGAAAATAGTACCGTGCCTTTTGAATTTGTTTGTCTTGCAGATAGAGGTGTGGATGCTGATGTTGTTTTACCTTACAATTATCATAGTAACATTAAGAAACATTGGCACAAATTAAAGTTTTTTAGTAATCAATTTGCATATCAAAATCCTGGTGATGATATAATTATTATGGATATTGATCAACAGATTGTAGGTAATGTTGATGAGATATTAAACTATCCTGTAGAAGAAGGAGAGTTACTTACATATGATAGTTGGTGGAATGTTAAAACAAATAAATTTGCTGATAGAGTTATAATACCTATCAATGGTGGTTTTTATAAGTTTAAGTCGGGTAGTTTTAATTATATATGGGACGATTTCTCATTAAATCCAGAATACTGGCAATTACACTACTATAACAAAGGCGATGTTCATTACAAATACTATGGCGAACAAAACTATGTCTATTGGAAACTAGATGAACATAAAGCAAATATTAAGTATCTGCCAGGTGAGTGGGTTGTAAAATATACAAATGAAGATAGGCAAAACGTAGAACTAAATAAAATGTACGCTAAGAAGTTTAATACAGATTATATGATACTAGGTGACCCACACGAAAATATAAAGATAATACACTATTTAGGACCAAGAAATGGAAAAGATATTTAAAGATAAAAAAATGGCAGCTGTTACAAACAGCATGCCTGGTAATGTAGATACTTCAGACTGGTTTAAAAGTTTATCTGATACTGGTAAAGAAAGAAAACAAGACAAAAACTCTATTATGAATAGAGCAAAAGATAAAAGAAGTTGGTTCTGTGTTCATCCTTTTGCTGAAATGTTTATAGAACTAGATGGTTCTTATAAGGCATGTTGTCTTGCAGGTAAAAGTAATAAACATACTATAAACAATACGCCTATAAAAACATGGATGGAAGATAGTGATTATCTAAAAAATTTAAGAAAAGAAATGTTAGATCCTGCAAAACATGGTACTAAAGCAATTAATGAACATTGTATAAGATGTGTTAATGATGAAACAAGATATGGTAAATCTCGTAGAACACACCACATGTGGCGAGAGTCAAATAGTAAAGATCGTTGGGATAGAATCGAAAGAAACGTTAGAATGTATGAGCAGTCAGGTCAATGGACATTTGACGAAAGAATAATGCAAATACAATTGAAGTCTTTTGGTATTGAATGTAATTTAGATTGTCATATGTGTAACCATGATAGCTCATCTATGCGTATTGATATGATGAATAAACATAATGTTTATAGTGAAAAAATGTTTGGCACAATGAAAAACACACAGCGTAAAATTAAACTTGTTGAAGATAATTTAAACAAGATAGATAGAAAATCAGTTGTAGATCAAATAAAAGAACTTGCACCATATCTTAATAGTATAAAAATCATAGGTGGTGAGCCACTAATAATGAAAAAGTATTTTGATTTTTTAACTGAAATAGTTAAGACAGGTCACGCACCTTATATAACGGTTAAGTTTCAAACTAATCTTACAAAACTAGGCGAAGGCAAACATAAATTTATTGACTTTATACCGCAGTTTAAACAAGTTTCATTTACTGCCTCTATTGATGGTATTAATGAAAACGCTGAGTATTTAAGAAGAAGATCAAACTGGAAAGAGATAGAAGAAAATATTGAATTATTAAACGCTGATAAGTACAAAGGTAAAGCATATATTGATGTAAATTCTGTTGTTACTTGTTTTAGTGTATTACGTTTTGATGAAGTAATTAAATATTGTGCTGAAAATCCAGGTATAAGAAGTGCTGGTTGGTTGATGATTGAAAGACCTAAATCATTAAGAGTAAATAACTTACCTAAAAAATTAAAAGATCAACTTATACCAAAGTATGAGGGTTGGCCTGATATTCAAGCTGCACTACGAATGCCTGAAGAACCAGACAATGATTTTCAGGATACATTAAATTATATGTTACAACAGGATAAAGCATATGAAGGAACAAAATGGGAATCACATTTATTTGATACATTCCCAGAACTAAAGGAATATTATAAAGGCTCCTATCCAAAGAATAGTTAATAATGAGAATAATTTGTTGTAGATTTGGTGATAAGTTTAGTCAATGGCATGTTGATAACTTAAAACATATGATAGACGAATACTCTGGTCTAAAGTATGATAGTTTTGAAGTTATAGAAGATGATCTATATGGCAATTGGTTTAACAAGTTTCAAATGTATGATAGATTTAGAGATGGCGAAAATCTATACTTTGATTTAGATTTAGTTATCTATGATAAGTTACCCGATCTTATAAGAAAAGATTTTACACTATTAGATGATACATGGTGGAGAGAACCTGCTCATACACCTTTAAACTCATCTATAGTATCATGGACTGGTGATGTATCTCACATATGGGATAGATTTAAAGCAACAGATGAAGCCTTTATAAAAAGATTTACAAAAGGTAGTGATGAATGGTATTATAAATTTATTGATTATAAAACTTATGATAAAGTTTGTCCTTCAATTAAAGATTATCTATATAAACAACCACCTCAATTTAGTGTATGTACTTTAGGACAAATG